CAATGCGTTCTGTGATATAGGGTTGTCCATACCTCATTACAATGCTCCATCTACAAACTTACGCCATTCGATTGCGTTCTTAATATCCCATCCACGTTGTTGGATTTGTTTTAGAATACGTTCACAGGAGTCCATGCACATTGCATTGTACTCCACCTTCTGTTTTGCCTTGATGAGTTCTTCATCAGATTCAAGATAGATAGGCAAATCCTGTTTTAGAATTTTGTGGTCAAAGGGATTGTCACGATAGACTTCTGGGTCAGATTTACCAGAATAGTACTCCCACTTCTTACGATAGAGAACACGATAGTTACCCTCATTCATAAGTTTGAGTTGTCTAAAGTTATTGTAGATGGTTAAATATTTTTGGTGAAGCGATGCAGACTTGAGAGACTCATCTGCGAGTTCCAAGTCATCCATTTTTAAGTCTTTTTCAGCCTGTTGCTGTAATTCATCAAGTGTCATTATATATCATCCTATAGAGTGAGCAGAGATTGGTTGGAACTTACTGTTCTATATTATCTCTTGTATCTGAGAGACTCAAACTGATACTGCTTAAGTACACCTTGTCTGCTCGGTATATTTATAAAACTTCAAACTCGTAAATATCGTATACGAATGTTACGGTTGCAGTGAGTTGTTCTGTATCTGTATTTTGTGTGGTGAAAGACAAACCAGATAGAGATGTTGGGAAACAGTTCTTGAAGTTTGCTTTCAGAACAGGATTGTTCTTGTTCGTCAGAATATGCATAGTTGCATCACTCATCAGATTTTGTGGCCCGTTTGGAACTGCACGAAGTTCTGGGTTTGCACCAGACACAGCGTCCTCAAACTGTTCTCTGTTTTTAGGAAAACCAATACCAACCATCCAATCATGGATTTCTCTGTAGTTAGACAAATCTTCATTACATAGGAATGTAATCTCTAGACTTTCAAACTCTAGTGTATCACCCATCATATTGATGGCACTGAATGGTGTACTGATAGGAACACCAGAACCAAAGGTGATGCCAGGGATATTCGCCTCAGTCACAAAATATTCGACTGTGGGAATCTTCAGAAGTTGGAATCTAAACTGACTATTGTTTGCAAAGTCTAGATTGTCAACTTGTCTTTGTAGTGGATTGAATGCAACCATATTTTTCTTCCTTTACATTATTTATACGAATAAAAAAGGGGGAGCAAGAAGCTCCCCCAAGTTCTGGTTGCTTATCGCAACTCTTATTACATGATGTTCGTAACTTGAACTTTTCTGTAGTAAGTGTTTGCGTTTGCAGTAAGGGCGCCAAGTGCGGCAGTTGTGCCTTCTGCAAAAGGATTGGCAGTAAGACCGTAACGTGTCTTGAAACCAATCTTCGGCTGGAATGTGTTCTCACCCACTGCACGAACCATCTGTAGTGGAACGTATGGGCAGTAGAAGATACCAGCGTCATAAGGTGATGTACCCTTATAACCAACAACGTAGAACTGCTTATCTGCTGTGTTTGCAGAATAAGGATCGATGTACACTTTGTAACGTCCGTTAAGAACACCAGCAAATGTGTTACCAGCATCGTCCACGTTTAGGTTGTTGTTAAGAGCAGGTGTGTAATCTAGTACACCAGCCATCTGAAGTGCAGAAGCAACATCAGACGAACAGATGATTACGTTACCTTTACCTCTACGAGTTTCTTGAGCGATTGCGTTTGCATCTCTCTCAACTTGGAACATAAGTCCTTTGAACTTCTCAACGCTCCAACGGCCGTTTGAGTCAACGTCCATGTCGAAGATACCAGCATTTGCTGTATCGTTGGCTGCACCCTTCTTAGAAGTGGCGTAGATAGTTCTAACAACTTCTCTGTTGATTTCAGAAAGAATTTCAGCAGATAGGATGTTAGCAAGTTCAGTTTCAGCGTCAAGACCATGAATTGCTTTAAGGTCTTGTGCAAGTTCCATAGTGTATTCTGCTTTTAGTGCTCTTGACTTTGCAGTAACAGTCTGCTTCTCAATTGAGAATGCCATTTCTGCGAAAGAGTTACCAGCAGAGTCACCAAGTGCTTCTGCAGCACCAGTTGACATACCGGCACCTGTTGTGTAAGAACCGGCTGGGCTGTCGTTAAGGACAGCAGGGTTTGTGCCTGCGTGTGTACCTGTACCAGAGAAGTCAGTATCAGCTTCGTTGTAGAAGGTTTCTGTACCAGCCTGGTTAGTGTAACGTGAACGCATTGCGAAGATTAGACCTGTTGGGCCAGTCATTGGTTGAACACCAGCGACATCATACGCAATAAGGTTAGGCATTGCTCTACGGACTAGAGAGATTAGGATCGGATCCCAATTATCTACACTAGAACCAGTAGCGTTTGTTGGTGCTGCTTCTGAAAGGAACGCACTGTCCTCACGAAGAGCCTTTTCTTGGTTTTCTAGGATTACTGTGGTTACAGCCTTACGATAAGAGTCTTTGATCTCTGGAAGATCGTTATGCTCTAGGACTGGCTGCCACTTTTCCTGTAGATGTTCTGTTTGGAACATTTTAGTTTCTCCTTGTTGAGTTATCTATAATATTTATAAAAAAGTAACATTTAGTTACTTATTTCGCCCGCTGTACAGTTTTGCCGATAGCAGCCATGTAAGCGGCCATTGCACCAGTTGTATCGTAGGAATCCGTACCATCAGTTTCGGAATCCACAGATTCAGCGACAGTTGTTTGTTTTGGGAAATAACTTTCCTTCAACTGGTCGAGTTTTTCCTTGAAAGATTCTTCCGAAGAAAACTCTACCTCTTCTGCAAGAGATTTGAACTTCTCAACTTCCGTATCGGCAAGGTCAGAAGCAACCTCTGCAAAGACACTTTCACGAACTAGTTCGTCATGCTTCTTTTTCATTTCAGCAGACTTTTCAATTTGTTCGTTAAGTTTTGCTTCTAGTTCGTCAATCTTTTCAGACTGTTGACCTAGAATGTCATACTTCTCATCTGGAACATCAATGTAGTGCTCTTCAAATAGAGACTTGAGTCCAGAAATGAAATCTTCTGCGATTTCGCCTTTGAGTCCACGCTCAATTGCGATTTCGTTTTCTTTCATCCACTCTTCTACAACGTAGTTCATGTAGTTGTCAACTTTTTCAGTCAACTCATCTTGAACTCTGTTGATTTCTTCAGCGATTTCTTGAGTTTTTTCCATCTCAATTCTTTCGACTTCAGAACGGAGTTTCGACTTAACAGCGGCTTCAAAGATTGTCGCTGCCTTGTCCTTAAATTCTTCCGATAGTTCCTCATCTTGTGTAAGAGCAGAAACATCATCAGATACATCTACAGATGCAAGACGGTCATCAAGAGTAGACTCTTCAACCTTTGCTTCGGCCTTTTCGTCTTTCTTCTCTGAATGATAATCGTCATCCATCATCTTCTCATATGCAGCCTTACAAGTAGATGCATTCATTTTTTCCATCTGCTTGATTTTCTCATACATTGCGTTGATCATTTCGGCCTTTGTCATACGAGCTTCTTCTAGTTCCTCACCATCATGGTCGACTTGGTCGCCTGCGGCAAGGGGTTCTTTGATTTTAGTGGCTTCAGTGTCGCCTCCAGCATCCTTAGCACCTTTGGTTTGAGCGTCTGTTGCCTTCTTCATCTTGTCACCTGCTTTCGCAGATCCAGATTGGGCCTCAGGTGTCTCTTCACCAGCACCGCCAAGGTCTTGAACTTCACCCTCCACTTTATCCATTGATTCACCTTTAGCGGCACCCTTCTTAGGGGCGTCCTGTGCAGCTTCTTCAAGCTCAGCAGAAACTTCCGCTTCTAGTTCCTCAATTGTCTTGTCTAGTTCTGACATTGGGATTTCTCCTTGAGTTTTGTTATCTTTACATATTTATAATGATTAAAGTTTTGACAAGAATTTTGCAAATGCAAGAGCGGAAACATTTGCCTGTTTCTGTCTTACACCTTCATTAATCTCATCTTTGATTCCAGCAATCTCAACTTCTTTGAGAATACCATTATCCCACACCCATTCCTTTCCTTCCATAATACCCTCAACGAAGGCCTGAGGAGCAGAAGGGTCTGCAACGATATCTGCCGCAGTTGCGAGATAGAAATCGTCTTTCACATAATTTGCACCACCTTTGTTTTCTAGTGAACCCATGCCTCTAGAAGAGACACCAAGTTTACCACCGTCTTTGATTAGTGCTTTCGCAATTTCCCCCATAGGAGTAGACAAAAGTTTTGCCTCACCAACGAAGTTCTTTCCATCAGCCTCAAGTTTTGTGATCATGTGCGAAACTCTGTCAAGATTGACAGTTGGGCCCTCTGGGTGTCCAAGTTCCCCAAACGCACGACCTTCGGCAACAAATTCTTTATTGTAACGGTTGACTTCTTTTTGAAGAACACCCATTGGGTATACTCTACCGTTACGATTCTTTTGATCCGCCTGCATAAAGATGCCACGGATTTTCATTTCTTTACCACCACCGTCTTTATCTTCAGTGATGTATTCTACGTCTTGTATCTGTTCTGCAATAAGTTTCATCTTAAAACCCCGCTGCCACGATTGGTGTGCCTTTGAGGTCATTTGTACCACGCAAACCTTCCCCAACACCCAATGTAACGATTATACCAGCGCCGGCACCGACATAAATCGAACCGACATTTCCACTATCAGCAGGATTTCTTACTGTCATTTCTATTGCTGAAGAACCAGTATTAAAAACCCAAACTGCACTATCATCAACAAACTTAGTTGTTCCACTAGCTAGGTTTTGTGCATTTCCTTTAACTCTCATAGTTCTTTTCCTAAATTGATAATACCTCTGCCTCAAAATAATCCATAAGTTTCTTTGGCGGAACTTTGAACTTCTTTGAAACCGAAGTAATAGTTTTGTCAAAAGTATTTAGGAAATCTGAAGGTTTACTTTCCATTTCCTTGAAAATAGCGTCAACAGCATCCTTCATCTTAGGGGATAGTTTTTTATATTCCCTAGACTGTTTATGCTCATCTTTCTCTGGTAGTTCTTGTGCGAACTTAGAAAAAGGTTTACTCACTATCTTCTACCTCTGGTACATGGTGTGTTACGAATGTTTTCGCAACTTCCTGTCTTTTTGTTTCTAGTGCATCACCAACCTTGGCGGCAAGAGCGCCTTTGAAGTGTTGTTCTGCATCTAGGTTATCGCCGGTTGCAATTGCACCAACAAAGTCTTTTACTGAGTCCATCATTTATCTCCTTGTGTGGGGTCGTTCTGGGCATAGAAATCACCATCGTCTGAACCCATTTCACCACCACCTTCATCTTTTATTTGGTTTTCAATTTCTTCAATTTCATCGTCTGTCATACGAAGAACATTTTTGCGTACATACTCTTTTGAGAAATATGTACCGACATAACTTTCGATTTGTCCGAGCATATCAATACGGTTCTGTAGAATTTCTGCATTCTTGAGTTCCGTAAAGTGTCCGTCTTGCATATAGTCGAACTGGATATGTTCCTTCATTATATCCCACTCTTCAGCAGCAATCACTCCCTTTAGAACGAGTTGTGTCTTTAGAATGTCAAGGAATAGAACTGAGAACTTCTTACGAAGTTTCTGCACGAATTTAGTAAACTTTAGTTCATCTCTTGTAATGTTATCAGAACGTCCTATAGAGAACTGTGATTCTGATTCCAATCTAGAGATTGGTACATTGAGTGAACGGTAAAGTTTTTTCTGGAAGTAGGTAATGTCATCAATCTCACCTAGATTTGAACCGCCAGGCAAGGTTGTGATTTCTGTACCTCTACCACCTTCTCTACGAGGTAGCCAGAAATCTTCCAACATTGACATATGATTTCTATCGTCACGAATTTCACCAGTTCGTGCATCATACACCAACTTGTTACGATAACGATTCATCACATCTTTTAGGTATGCCTCTGCTTTTACTTTTGGCAAGTTACCAACATCAATGTAGAAGATACGTCTTTCAGGCGCACGAGAGATACGATAGATAACCAACGCATCTTCAATCATACGCAACTGATTGACAGGTTTGATTGCTTTGTTTAGATATGAGAGAACTGTACCCTTGTGCATATCGACAAGTCCAGAAGGACAATACGAAATAGAGTCAGCAGTAATACGAATACCAGAAGTTGTTCCTGTGTTTTGGTCTAGTCCTTTATCATTATAAAGATAAAAGTCCTCTACCTTCTTCACAAGGTCAAGTCCTGTCTTTTCGTCTTTCTCTTTTCTCTGTTCCCTCACCTTTTTGATTTTGCGAGGGTCAATATATCTAAGTTCTTGAATACCTTTTCTTGGTGATTTCCTGTCGATAATCTTGTGATAGTAAATTCTACCATCAACATACCACCGTCTGAAGATGTCATGTCCTTTGGCACTAAAGTCCATCAAACGCAACACTTCATCAAACTCATCTCTGATTTTTGATTTGATGTTTGGGGATACGTCTAGTTGATCGAGGGAAAGTGAAACCGACTTGTCTCTTTCGTCAGAGACAATGGCTTCGTTTGCGATATCTTCAATTGCAGTGTCACACTCTGGTTGTTGTGCAATATCTCTATATCTACGAATTAAGTCAAGTTCGTTTCTGTCACGGCCATCCATATCAAGAATGGACGCATAGTGTCCACCGCCTGATACGATGTCAAGAGTTCCATCGTCAGTAGAGGGAGCAGTGAATCCATCACTACCCCCACTCTGATTTGCTCTCGTGATTTTGAAACCAAAAAGTTCCGCCATACTATAATACTCCTAGTTTTACCCAACTATTTAGTAGGTTTGTAAAACTATATTATACGCCGGCATTAAATGACGTATAACGCCAAGTAATCTCAAAGGTTTCTACTTCATTTACTGTGTCCATGTTCAAGTCAATCGCACTGATTGCTTGAGGGAAACAACTTGTTAGAGTATATTGTTTTAGAACTCTATTGTCTCTGTCAAGTTGTTGCACTACCATGTCAGCAGTATATTCAGTCACATTGGATACACCAGTGTTTGTCTGAAGGTCATTGATACCATTCATCCATCTTTCGATACCGTTTCTGATTGCGAAGTCAGTATCGTTTAGTACTGTTGTTGTCCAAGGCTCGAACTCTCTGTCACCGGCAAGATACAACTGGCGTCCTCTAAACTGAATAGGGATTTCACCAAGTGTCTGGCCAGGAAGAGCAGCCGCTCTAATCATAAACTGGGCAGTCGCAGCGACAAGTCCAGTTGCGATGCCTGATGGCGTATTGAGGATAACACGAAATTGGTTAGCTCTTGCACCGCCACCAGCGATATTTGCTTTGAATTGATCAATTGTTGCCATGATTAACCTCCTACCTCACTAAACTCAACGCCAGTTCTTACGGCGATGAAGTTAAGTGTAATAAAGTTGATAGAACGTGCAGGCTTGATGAAGATGTCACCAACAAATTCGTTTCTGTCGATTACTTCACCTGTGTTGTTAGATTCATCACAGACAACTGAGAAGTCTGTAATACCTCTACGACCTTGCACATCTCTTAGGAAAGGTTCAACCAAGTTCTTGAACTGTGCTCTTGTGAACTCATCGTTGAATTCAAACAGTTGGAACTTAGCGGCAGTCGCAATTGCCTTTTCAAGAACAAGGAACAGTCTACGAACATTGATTCTGTCAAATGCAGAAGGTCTTGAAAGTGCTGTCTTGTCACCGAAAAGAAGTGTACCCTCGCCTGGCTCAGAAATAACAGGGTTAATTCTAGCAGGATAGAGAATATCTCTTTGTGACTTATTTGGGTTGTAGGCAAGTTTTACTGAACCACGAATCTGTCCTCTGTTGTAACCAGCAGGTGAGAACCATGCGTCTGCAACAAGGTCAGTGTTCGCACAAAGTCCAGCGACATCACCGTTCAAAGGAACGTATCTATAGACATCGTTGTACTTGTCGTACATATACTTGTAACCACTATCAAAGACTGCATAAGACGAACTTGCTAGTTGGTCAAAGAAATCTTTGATGTTGTTTGTTTGTGTGATAGATGATGGGATACCCACAACATCTGTTCTTGTTGGTGAAATGAAACCTACGCAATCTTTTCTCGCCTCACAGAGGTCGATGATGTTAGTTGCGTGTGTTACACCGTCTGCACCAGAAGCACCGATTTCAGTCGAACCAGCCATAACTAGGTTTACGTCAACAGTCGCTGTATCTGCAAACAAAGTATATGCAGTGTCCAGTTCACCTACTGTTGGAGTAGATGCTGAACCAGAACTACCACCAGTAAGTAGACTGTTGATAATACCTGCTTTACCTGTACCAGATGCGAATGTAGAACTTGAACCAGAAATTGCCTCTGCGGCTGTCTCACCGGCATCACTAAGTGATGCATCATGGTCTGCCCATCTTACATATTCTGATTTTGTGTTGACTACGCTTGGGTAGAATGCAGTACCACCTTGTGGTGTCTTAGCATCTTCTGCCTGTGAAAGGAATGCGAATACCTCAATAACTGCACTTGTTCTACTGCCTGCAAGGTCGCCATCGTAACCAGTGATGTCACCGTTTGTGTCGAAAACAACAACATGGATTTCATCATTAGTGATGTTCTTACTTGCACCCCAAACAGATGTGCCAGGAGCCGCATCTACTTGGTCGTAGTACTTCCAACGTCTGCGAACATCCGTTGCATCTACAAGAGCAGATTTAAGTCCGCCACCGTTAGGATTGTCTAGTTGTCTGATTGTTAGTGTATCATTAGCGATATTAGTAATTTCATACTGTGAACCGTCTGCTTCTTGGAAGTACACAATGTCACCGACATTGAACAATGCACCACCGTCACCAGCAGAACCACCACCATTATCAATAGTAACGGTAGTGTCACCAGCGGCAGGTGTTCCCTCAACAACACCCAATGTTCCAGTTGCACCAGTGAATGTTTGTTCATATGCATTTGCGTTTGCACAGATAGAAACACCTAGTGCGTTACCTTGAGAGCCAGGGAATCTTGCAATCCACTCGCCCTGTGAAGGACTACCTACACCAGCGTTGTAAATGTTATCGTCATAGTCAGTATCATTTTTGACTAGGGCGGGCGTACCAACAGCCGCATTGAGCATACCAGCTTTTTCTGCTCGTACTACTCTAAGTGCGTTGCCGTACTGTAGAAAATTGGCGGCGGTAAACCATGACTCAAAGTTATTATTGTCAGGCTTACCAAAGACTTGTAACAATGTAGTTTCGTTGTTGATTGCAGTAACCTCACCAACAGGCCCGATATTAAACTGGCCTGCAATGGCACCGATTGACGTTGCAACAGCAGGAACTACATTGGTCAGATCAATCTCTTTGACGAGTACGCCAGGGGATACTTGAAATGCCATCTTTGTTTCTCCTTATGGATTCATTATTATAAAGTTTCCAAACTTACATCAATATTTATAAAAACACTTACCTTCAGACTGATTTTTATAGACCCTTTGCACATAAATAATTCTATGTCAGAACACTATGAAAAGTACAAAGAAACCATAAAAAGGGTTTCTCAACGCAATTACAGGGCCCGTAAGATATGGGTAAACGAATATCTAAGGGATAAAGTCTGTAATTACTGTGGGGAGTCTGAAACAGCGTGTCTCCAATTTTATCCTCACGAGAGGAAAATACGTTCTCTTACTAAAAGGAAGGGATTGAACGAACAATCTAGAACTGAGGTAAAAGATTACATCAGTAAATCTAAGGTTGTCTGTGCAAATTGTTACCTAAAACTAGAGAACGACATCATTGACATTATGTAGGTTTTTGATGTTTTCTACCAATCAGATTCGTAGGAACGAACTACTGGCGCCCATCTTGTACCATACTCATCTACGATAGTCTCACCGTAGGTTGATACTCCATCGTCAATAAATCCGAATGGAGCCATGTCCTGTTCTAGTTGGTGTTGTTGTTCCAAATACATTCTAGCACGAATATCATCATCTGTCAACTCTTTGAAGTATGTTTGTTCTACTAACCACGCAAAGAGAACACAACACATTGCCAAGTCATCTGTGTGTCCTTCCTCTGCTTCAAAGGATTGTCCTTTCAGAATAAATGTAGAGAATTCGTTGATAAGGTCATAGTCATTAATAATCAGTTTGTCTGTTTCTATGATTTGTTTGAGGTTAGAACACCCTAGTTTCTTTACTGCTTTTGTTGTCCGTACACCCAACTGAGCCTTACCACCAGAGAAACCACCACCAACAATCTGTCCTGCTCGTCCACGCATGGATGCCATGATTAGGTTCTCATACTCCAAGTCAAACTGTAGTGCAGTCGCAACCTGTTCTCCAATATCATTTACTTCAATCATAGTATATGCCATGTTATATGCTTTCGCAACATCGTGAATGATGTTAGGAAAGAGTAGAGGTTTGATTTCGTTGTTACGATACTTTGCAACAATTCTGTATGGTACAGTAGACACATCGAAAACAACAAACGCTGAGTAATCGTTCTGCGTACCTCTTGCAACATCAGCGACAATCACATAGGTTGCACCCTCTTTTGGTTTCTCATACATATCCAAACCAGCATTCGACTGAATAGGGTCATGAAATGCCATTGACTTGATTTTTGAAGATGCGATAAGTGTATTAGAAGAACCTAAGAACTCACATTCAAACTCTCGCCTGAACTGTTCCTCTGAAGTGTTTGCAATAGTCTCCTGTCTCCATTTATCATCACGGCCAGGCACCTCACTCCAATGAACATCAATAATATTGTAAGAGTTTCTTTGGTTCTCTGCATCCACCCAAAGTTTGTAGAACAAGTTCATACCATTAGGTGTAGATACAATAATAACCTTTGTAGATTTACCAGATGAGATTGTGGGATAAACTGAACTGAAGAAGTCCTCTGCAACATTGGTTGGAACGAATGCAAATTCGTCCAAGAAAATCATGTTATAAGAACCACCACGAACAGCAGATGATGATGTGGATGACGCAACCACACGAGAACCATTCTCTAAGTCAAGTGAACCTTTGTTCCAAGACATTACTCCCTGCTGTAACCACTTGGGAAGATTCTCATACGCAAGTTGGAGTCGTCCAAGAATGTCTCTTGCAGTCGAAGCCTTGTTGGCGAGGATTGCAACATTCATGTTAGGATTGAAGAGGATGTAATGTAGTATATAAGATACAAGAGTAGTAGACTTACCACTCTGTCTAGGCATCTTACAGATAGTAAAACGGTTGTTGTGGATTGTTCCCACCATATCCTTTTGGAATGGGAACATTTTGAAAGGAACTAAACCCTCATCCAAAGATACAATCTTGATATATTCTTGAACGAAGTGCAAGGGATCTTCCATGCACTTCTTATATTCAAGAATCTGTTCCTCTGTCCATTCGACAGGAACATTTGCTTTCTTTAGTAGTGGGTTTCCAAGATAATGTTCAAAATTTTGCATAACATAACTTTATACTATCTGCCTCTGGCATATTTCTGAGGATTCTCGGCAAATGCCATATAGATATAACTCTGTGAAGAGTTAGTTGCAGCGGAACTTGACTCATGCTTAAATCCAGTACTAAGGAACTGACATGAATGTGTTGTAATTTCACCAGTAACTTGATTCCATGCCAGAGTTGAATCTACATTATTCCACCCTACTTGTTGAGTAGAAGTTGTTTGTGAAGAACCAACTCTATTATTATCAAACACAGTCCAATCGTAACCAGTACCACCATTAGTATATGACTTAACCATAACAAAGGCAGGTTTGAAGCCACAGTTTACATATGCTCCGTTACCACCGTTATTGTTACCAACATATTTTCCTATAGAACAATATCCATCAACGTCATGCCAACAATAAGCGACATATTCTTTTCCACTTTGATTTGTCAAGCCTGAATATGCACCAGAACCTTGAACTCCTATTACACTATCACTCATAGTTGCCAAATTCCAACGATGTCCACTATTAGTATTAGACAGGAACACAGCAGGTTGATTTAGTCTCATATCATCATTATTTCGTGTTACAACATCTTCATGGAAAACAGTCCAATGAGCCTGATCAGTCAAATTTTTAACAAAAATCATTACTGGTTTTTTGGTCAATCCATGTGCTATCGTTGCATCTGATTGTGTGCCAGTATATCTAATAATACTAAATCCAGACTTAGTGTTTGCAGAAAGTTTAGTTGCTGCAGTTGTACCAGCAAGTGCGGCCGTAGACGCAACTCCATCAATCATAACAGAACCAGATGTTGGTACATTACCGGCACCGGCAGAGTTGGATGCAGTTGGTTCGCCACCGGCTTTCCAACACCATGCAATATAAGGTTCACCAGTAAGATTAGTATCTCCACCAGTTCCATGAACAGTAAATCCATTCGTATCAAATGATGTCAAATTATTTACAGTTGGAGTTGCCAAGGCACCGTCAGTGACACTAAGTAGATAATTACTACCAGTCGCCCCAGGCGTATGTGGGCCTCCATAATTCAATGAATCATATAGTCTATGTTGATTATTGTTATCTCTTCTTTTTATCCATACAAAATCAGGCCTGAAACCAATTGTCCTTGCATTGGTTGATGAATTTCCAGTATACAGATGATTTTCAAAGAAATCTTCTGGACGAACATCTTCAACAACAGAAATTGGATCTGGAAGATTTCTTGAACACATCGAAAGATGACCAGAAGGAACTGCATACTTAAATGCACCAAAGCCGTTTGCATCAGCATTCGTACCTGCTGGACTTTCTCTACCATTGAAAGTACCATCTTGTCCAAAATTGACAACATGAGTGACACCAGTGCTCGTTGAACTTCTTCTATCAAATGCAATATAATATGGGCCTGGAATTGTAAATGCGTTAAACTCTGCAACCTTTGTATTATTTCGGTATACTTCCATTGTACCAGTATCACCATCCCAACGATTAGCAAAAACATCACCGTCAGCAGATGCATTAACACTGGTACTATCGTAAGAAACTTGAGTACAATTTACAGCTGCTGAGGAGGTGGTAGGATATAATGTGTACACTGTATTCGTACCAGTTGTAGCACCTCTGTTCGTAGTATCATTCACTACATAGGAAGCGTAATTATCCGATTGAATTCTCCACTCCCAATACCACTTTCCAGTAGTTGGAAGTGTCGTATTTACCATTTTTGTGGTTGTATCAGAAACCGCCCATATTCTACTTCTTCCAGTAATATTTGTTCTACCAGTTTCAGAAGGCATCATATCAAGGTGTGGGAAACTGTTTGTAGGAGTATCCTCTAGTTGATGCTGGGCCTGAAGACCACTACTAGTAAAATGATTACCGTTTCCAGAGACATCTTTACCTAAGTCAGAACTATCTGCAAAGTCTAGATAAAATCCACAATTGCCATATGTTCCAGTATATTGTTTAGGCACCCACACGCCATTATAAAACTCACCAAAATCTGTAGCGTTCAAGGTTTGTCCATCAACCATTTGAACCTCAGCAATTGTCATCCTACTATAGTAAGTATTAGTAGAATTAGTATTATGGCGTCCAATACGCATTTTTGCGTTTGGGCCGTTAAACCATTCGTAATGAGTAAAACCAGTTCCACTAGTTGCTAAAACACCAGATTGCCAATTATCGTACACAACTCCATTTACATATGCAGTAACCTTGGCCGTACCAGAATTGCCCCAAGCATATGCAACAACTAAGTGATACCATGCATTTGTATCTTCAAACGGTTTATTACTAGTTAATTCAAGAGTATCAGTGCCATTAGAACTTCTTGTTCTTATGTCCAAATAACATTGGTTACTTAATCCAATTCTATTAAAGGAAGAAGCACCTGTGTTACAACCGAAAATGTGTGCATGGATGGACTCATCTGCTCTATCTGGCTTTTTTATCCATGCAGAAAATGTTACATTTTGAGTGTCTGTCGCAGTGGGCCAACCATTTTTTTCTAAATAGTGACTTGACCCATTAAATTCAAGTGAGTGTGGAATATTATAGGCGTTTACTGGCCTAAGAACCTGTAAACTAAACTGACGAGTATTTGTCTGACTTTCATCATCTGTTGCAGTAACAGTAAAGTTTGATGTGGTTGTAGACGTTGGAGCAGTTGGTGTTCCAGTAATCTGTCCACTTGCACCTGCTAAAGAAAGGCCTGTTGGAAGAGCATTTTGAGTAATTGAATATGCAACTGTTCCGCCATCTGTTTCTGCCGCAACAATAGTAATTGTTGACATTGGAACTCCACCTTCAACACTACCTAAAGAACCAGCTGCAGTAGAAAACGCAGGCGCACCATTGAAAGAAATACCATTAGTTAAAGTTGCAGCGAGTCCGTTTGAGTTTGTAAATACAATATCATAGTCACCGGCAGTTTTTGCTGGTGTTGTGAATCTTACTGTGGTTGAATCAACGAATATTGTTGATGCGGCTGCTGTTCCACCAACAGTTATAGTAAATCCTGCCTGATAGTTTGAACCAGTAAGGGTAATAGTTTCCCCACCGGCAGGGTCAGTTGCAGTGTTAGAACCACTGTATGAAAGTGAATTGATAATAGGTGGACTATCAATTGCGACCCAATTGTTTGCGTTTGTGCTATATTGTTCTAGTGTTCCTAAGTCAGTATTGAATCTAAGTTGTCCGGCCACAGGATTAGATGGTCGTTGTGCAGTTGTTCCATGTGGCACACGAACAAACTGTCCGTCAAAGTCCAAGTCGTGGGCAAGTTTGGCAGAGGTAACACTGTCCTCACCAATTGCAGTCTGTCTAATTCGTGTCAATGGCATATCTTATTTTCCCTTTAGCATCTTTTGCAGTTCTGCCGTGCTTCCTACAAACAATGCATTTGTTACGTTCTGTGGTGCAGAGTTAGGAACTTCTTTGAGTTTCTTCATCTTAGTCTGCAAATCTCCAAGTTTCTCTGTTACTTCTGCAACCTGTTTTATCAAGTTTCCGGCCACCTCATAACTACGAGGATGTTCTGATTCTCTTGCAAGGTCTAGGATACCATCAATTGCATCCTGTCCTCTTTCTATCAGATTGTAAAAGTTTTCTCTCTGATATTTATAATCATTATCTATATCTTCATCAGTTCCAGTTGTTGTCGGAACAAGAACTGGTTTAGGTGGTGTTACTTCTCTAGTCGTTGTTTCCACTACATCTGTAATACCAAGAACATTATCTAAAATATCAGTCTGGTTAGACATCTCATCACCTATGGTTTAGTCGGCCATACCACTGTATCCAAAGAACTGTAGTCCTCTGTAATATCACGAAGTGCCTGACGATATGCAGTCTGTTCTGCCGTCATTGTTAAGTCAGAACTTGCCCACCAATCTGTTTCTGCAATAAGTCTGTCTCTTTCTTCTCTAAGAAGTTTTAGAGGTTCTGCTGCTTTGAGTTCATTGACTTTTGTTTCTACTGCATCCCAATTCAAACCTTCAGGCCAATCTGCTGAGTTGTCTGATTCGATTGCAGAACCATTAGCATCTTCACCAGTGATTATTGTAAACATTGATGCGAACTCATCAGAGTTTGTAGGTTCTCCTCTGAGAACCCATCCTGTAAACCCTAATTCTTGTAGTGCGTGTGTTACGTCTGCCATATTCTTTTATCCTAAACTGCGTGAAGCAATCCGCCCCTAAACCAAGTGTGAAAACCATTGGCATTAATTGTATTACTAGTTGCCCCACTTAAATATACATGAACAGTAACTTGATCATTTGCTGCTAATTTAACGTGCCAATTACCATTCAACATAGTGCTTGGTTGACCTAAGTTAGCACGATCACCCCTTAGTAATCTGGTGCCGTTAATATACAACCAAAGGTGAGATGTAGAACTAGTACTATATACACAAGTATCAAAGAAATATATACCAGCCATAGGTGCTATAAATTTACCGATATTACCACCACTGGTATGCATATGCCCACCGTCATTTGTATCTTCTCTGTTCCATTGAATGTAAACACTGCCATCAGTAGTGTTACTATTATACCCAGTGATATTAGCACTTATGTCACACACAAAAAATGGTGGTGTAGTTAGTTTAATATTATTTGTAGCAAATGTTACATTACCACCACTATCAACAGTCGCCGCACTAGTACCACTTGCGTTTGCAATTGTGTTTACATTTATCTGACTCATTGTGCAATCTCCATAACTGTTAATGTTGAAACGCCACGAGCATCATAACCGTTTGCATTGTCCAAGTCTCTTGTAGTTCTGTTAATTCGAGCTGTTCCACTATCCAATCTTCCAGTAAATTGAACCTTGTATGTAACATTTCCTGTAGTATTTGGTGCATCTAAAACTTGAGCTGGAATTACATTCATTACATAAGCAGTTGAACCATTATTTGTGTCACTAGTAGCAAAATGAGATGATTGTCTGTTGGCTGAACCGGCTCCGTCAGGTGTTATTATTGGAGATCCATTTCTTACAAATCTAAGAAAAACAAAGTGGGCGTCATTATGACAGGCTATATTTGCTGATACCAAAAACTTAGAAGTTGCAGATGCAGGCGTCATTGTTATAGATAAATCTGTAATATCTACATATGAATTACCACTGGAATAAGCATGAGCCTGAGTACCAGTAAAATTTACAGATTGAGCATTGATAACATGGCCTGGAATATGAATTTTCCCTGCTGTTGTTGCCCCTACGATATTATCTACTGTTAATGTTGATGCCATTTTTATCCCCTATACGATTGTCAAGTTACCACTAACAGTGAGTGTTGTTGAAGTTGAAATTGTCAACGGGCCTGCTGCCAATGCATTGTCTGTCGATGCGATTGTTGTGTCAGTATCTAGTTGTTGTTCGTGAACTCTGAAGATGTCACCTTTGTTACCTGTTGCAACTGCACCATTCTCACCATTATAAGAACCACCGCCAGCAGACAAGTTACTTACAGTAATTCCAGAGAAGTCTAGTGTCGAAGAAAGTTTTGCACCTGTTACAGCACCGTTTGCGATTTCAGCAGTCTCTACTGAGTTTGCCGCCAAGTCCTCTGCAGCGATAACATCAACTCCGATACTTCTTGATACGATTTTTCTAATTGCCATTTTCTTTTATCCTATATAAAACCCTGTCCAATAACCACCATTATGGTCATCGCCAGGCACAGTTACAGCAACACTAGTATATTGTCTTACTCTTAACTTTTCATTTGCAGTAAGATTTGTAACACCAGCAATTGTAACTGTTTGCCATCCTGCTACGGTTTGTGGAAATTCGTGAATCCAAACGTAACCGTTACTTGAATTTGCAAAGTAAGAATAGTTTGTACTAAAATTATCTGTTGAACCCTCTAAATTAAAATACACCTCACTTGATGCTGGGGTTCTTATTTTCATAACAATATTTAATTGATACAATCCAGTTTTCGGTACTGTCAAGTATCCATTTGAAGCATCATATGCAAACCCACCATTTACTTGTGATTGTGTGCCTGGCGTAAAACTTGATTGCCCCCAAACAACTGTTGCCTGACTGGCGATATCATTTGGAATTCCCACCAATATAAATGATGGACGGGCTGGTTGTGATACAACACCAGAACTGTCAACAGTTAATGCACTAGTGCCTCCAGTGTGTTGTAACTCATTTACTTTTAGAACGCTTGCCATGTGTTTATCCTAATTCTTTTCTACTATTTATTCATCTTGACCAGTTTGTGGGTTATAATTTTTGGCATCTTCAAAGAAACTTGTTGTCTCATTGAAACCAAAGTTATCATCATCTGGGTCAAACTCTTGTGCTGTAGCGGTTGATGGATTCGGTGTAACCGTATATCTCTGTTCTCTTGTCGGTGCATTGACAGGTGTGTTTGCATACTGGTCAACCTGTACAGTACGAATAACATTTGTAGACGTTACTGGGCCGTACAAGTAATACTTTGCAGTAAAACTCAAAGTGTAGATAACACTCCTTCTACTTGCAAAGTCACCCTCATAGTCATCTTCATAAGAGATACTATTGAGTACGATTGGTACGTCACGAATGATTTCCAACTCTGGCACTTCCCTCATAGTCACTGTGTACTCTGGTTGGAAGTATGGAAGAATCTGTTCTACAATCTGTAGTGCATCATCTGAACTCTTTGACATAACGAAGAGTTCAAAGTTGACGTTGTAAGGAACAGGCATGAAACCAGACTTTAACTGGTCATTGTCTGCACCGTCCAGTACCTTCTTTGCCTTGATTACCTTGTTCTGTTTTCTACTTGCATCGTATTCGATACCAGAAATCTCAAAACCAATACGAGGTAATGTGACAGCAACCTTCTTTGCAAGGTTAGGGTCTTCAGTCAGTCTTGCCAACCACTTTTGTTTTGGGCCATATGCAAGTGGAACTTTCATTGTTTGAATGACGTTACCACTTCCATCCTTCTTTGTCAACTGAATATTGTTGAAAAGAGTACCAAATGCTACCACAACATTTCGTGTGGATTGATTATAAAAATATTGTCCAATCATAGTTATCTCATCCCAGCATCACCGAATGGATTAGATTCAGTGAAGTCTAATATATTATCATCTGCAAGTTCAAAGTCCTCATTCTGTGAGTTCTCATCAATAGTTGCAATATCATACGTTTCTAGTATTATATAGGACGCCGCTGCACCTTCAACTGCATTCTCTAGGATTAGTGAACCACTACCATCTTCCAAAGTCATTTGGTGTGAAAGCATATCCAAAGAGTTGTCAGTTTCGATTGCGTCAATCTCTGCAATACCAGTATCAATAACTTCAGATGCATATTCAAATGTCTTACACTTCAGTTTATATGTTGGTAGATTCTGTACTTGATAGAAAGGGTCATCATGGTCAACAAAGGTAATCTCAAACAACTTGTTCCCTTTGGGGAAGTAAATCAAGTCACCCTCATTAGGCCGTGAAGAAACAATTATATTGTTATCTACCGAAACAAATTGTTCCCATCTTCTTCTCGCAACAACAAAGGTTGCATCGTCTTGGATGTCCAATCCAAACTTAGACATGAGTTCTTTCTCACCCTCATATCCATCAATATTCTCCATGTACATTTCAATAAGGTATGACGATTCAAAAGACGAACTAATATCCTCTTGCCAAATCGTATCTGTACCAGCCATCTTACGAGGAATGTAGTAAACATCTTGTCCGTATATACGGAGCTGTTCAATCATCAAGTCCTCATACAATGCCTGCTCTGGTTTTGTACCTGTATCGAAATATACATTAGTAGGCATATCTTACCCTATCATGTGCATTGGCGGCAACTCGTATGCAAGTTGAATTTGTTCTTCCAACTTGTCAATCTCTTCTTGTGCCTGTGTATAAATTTGTTCACCGTTTAGTGCAACCCCACCCAACATCTGAATACCTTGAAACTTAGAAAGGTTTGCACCCCATTGTTTCTTAATAAGTTGAGTTGCATACTTCTTCAAGAATATATCGTTGAAAACATCTGGATATGTCGATGGATCGAGTTTACGATAACATTCAATGATTAGGTAATCGTCCTCAACATAATCTGTTTGGAAGTCTGCATCCAAGTAAAGTCTGTTCTGGTGTTGGTTGTGACGAATTGCTGTCTCACCAATAAGAATGTGGTCTAGGAAGTCCAAATGTTGCATTGTCATTTCGTAGTGAATGACTGAAGTAGAACTAAAGTCATACAAATCATTCAGTCTCAACTGATAACGAATATCAAACATATTTAGAGCTTGTTTGTCTGTAAGAGGGAATACCTTTACAATTGACATGATAGAACTAGGAACTGGAATATAGTTCTTCTGTTCATACCATGTTGCAGTTGTGGTTGTGTCAATGTCTGTCACAGTTGTTCCAGCATCATTACTTCTTGCACGAGTAATGTCTGCGGCAGTCAACTGATATTTTAGGTATACTCTCTCAATCCCATCGTAGTGATACTGGGCAAAATACTGCAATGCTTCGTCTATTCTATCCTCAACTTGGTCTGGATCGACATTGATTTCGATAACAGGTTTGCCGAGGCTTCTAAGACACCACTCCTTAAATTCTGTTCTGGTTGTAGGTATTGCCATTTAATTTATCCTTTTACAGTATTTATATGTCTAGGCGAGAGCAGTAATTCTAATCCTTGGCTTCACAATAATGTCTGTTCCACCACCATCCCAATGGTTCGTTGCATGAAACCTTCCTTCATATGAAGAAGAGTATTCTCTTGCAGTAAAGTCTAGTGTTTTTGAACTTGTCCATGTACCAACATCGCCCGCTGACAGACTTTCAGTAACACCAACTCTAAGAATCATTTTACTATAAATCCACATCTGATAGTCTGCGCTTGCATATGCCGCTCTCCAAGTGTGTCTAGAATTTGTCACCTGTGTTCCAGCAACTCTTCCAGCAAAGTGTAGAATTGGGCCAACATCTGTATCTCTCATAAACGTCCAAAACTCATAGATGACTCTAGTTGTTCCAGTTGGTGGGGTGTAACCAATACTAGAACCGTTTATTACTGTGTGAGATGTGGACAAGTCTTGAATTGCAGTTACATTAGTTGGGGTGTATGTTCCAGATTGAACTGTAACAGCAACACCATCTGCCTGTGTTTCTAGTTGTTCAATAATCTCGCCCGGCTGATAATCAACTCTAAGTGTGCCAGATAAATTTGGCAGAGTAATTGTTCGATCGGCAGTTTGTGTGGCCGTCTGTAAAATCGTTTCATAACTGTTATTGGATGGGCCCTCAAAAAAAAGATAACCATTGAGGTTTAGATATAATTTATTGACACTTAACGTATTAGTGCCAGGATTGAAAGTTAATCCACCATCATCCTGTATAGGTGTCATCTGCACATTACCAGTACCAGCGGTATCACTAAACAATACATTGTAAGTTGCATTATTATCTGTACTTTCATCAACATCAACACTCGCAGCCTGAACACCTGTAAGATTACTTCCATCCAATGCAGGCAGTGTTCCTGTAAGATTCGCCGCTGGAATATTACCTGTTCCAGTAATATTGTTTCCATTCAAATCAAGGTTGCCCCCAAGTTGTGGCGTAGTGTCAGAAACCAAGTCTGTATTAATACCAGACAACGAAGAACCATCACCACTAAAAGATGAACCAGTAATTGTTCCAGATGCAGTAATCGTACCAGTTGTGTTTATGTTTCCTGTACCAGTAATATCGTTAGAGTTGAGGTCAAGATTGCCTCCAAGTTGAGGCGAAGTATCTACTGACAACTCTGATAAGTCAATTGATAGTCCAGATAGTGATGCGTTATTTGCCATATTTTACCCCAATGCTATCGCAAAGGCCGATACCTGTTGATTTGTTTCTGCTTTAGAGAATACGTCTAATGCAGTTCTCGCTCCTGCCGCACCACCAGATGTCAAGTCTTGTGGACGATATGGAAGAACCACTGCCTCTGTTGTACTCAAAGCAAATAAGATTGGATTACTGTATCCACTAGTTGGTTCTGTTGTAACATATGCTCCGGCAGTTGTTGTTGAAACAAAATAATACTGTCCAGCAGTCAAACTAGACAGTGTAATCTTACCAGAGAATGTTGCAGTAAATGTGTTTGTGTTTGCAACAGCAGACACCACAAACAAACCAAGTGTACCAGTTGCGTTTGCCTGTGCCTTTACATAATTAGTACCATTGTTATATATAACGTCACCGACTGCAAGTCCATGTGACGATTGAGTGACACTCCACGACACACTCTCACCACTACCACCACCACCACTTGCATCTGCGAAAGTAAGTGTTCCAGAACCATCAGTAGTTAGAACTTGGTTCGCAGTACCATCAGCCGTTGGATAAGAAAGTCCATCAAGTACAACCTTACCAGAACCGTTAGGTGTGATGTTGATATCTCTGTTAGATGTAGATACGATACTATGAGTAACAACATCTAAGTTACCCCCAAGTTGTGGCGTAGTATCATCTGCAACATTAGCAATACCAGCGCCAGAAAGTGTACCAACAGATGCAAAGGATAGATTACCAGAACCATCTGTTGTAATAACGTGGTTTGCAGAACCATCAGATGTTGGATAAGAAAGTCCACTTGCTGTTAGTGAACCATCAACACTAAGTCCAACACCATTTAGAAGTTGTAGTTCATCTGATTTCTGTCTACTGACAATTGTGAAAGAACCACCACCCTTAATCGCAGTTTCGATAAGTCCATCTTCTGTTCCCTGTGTTGCATCAGAAATCTTACCAGTAACCTTTGCATAGATTTCATCTCCACCACCATCATGTCTACCTTTGAATTGAAGTTGTCCAATATAATCACCATCGGCAGGAGAAGAACTATTTCTATAGAGAATAATGTCAGGCCCAGCAGTCGAACCAGCATCAGTTGATGTGAAAGTTCCTGTACCTGTAATATTGATATTACCTGTACCAGTAATATCCTGTGAGTTTAAGTCTAAATCACCAAGTAACTGAACACCAGTAAGTTTTGCTGTACTGGTAGTTTTCAGTGTTCCTGTAATCTCTACAGTTTCAGTGATTGTTCCAAACGAACTAGGAACAGCACCAAGTGCAACCTTACCATCATCATCGAATCTGTGTCTCTCCGTTCCACCAAAGTTGAAAGTAAGAGATGGTGTGTTTGAATTTATTCTCCATCCTTCAATTCTCGTTTCAGAATCATTGGTGGTTATTGTTGACGAACCAGCCCTGTTTATAAATCTAAGTCTACCAATTGCACCACCAGTTCCAGTTCTAGAACCAGCTATACCAAAATCTTTTGTCTCATATGTCTCATCACCAGAGACAATAGTAAGAACATTGGCACCAGAATTGAAATATAAATTACTGGAATAATCTAATCTATTATGAGAACCATTATGGTAAATAGATAAGTCCGTTCCAGCGCCGAAGTTTAGTCTATCATCAGATGAACTTGCACTGTCACCAAAGTTGATATTCTTTGCATTGACATCAAGGTTGCCTCCAAGTTGAGGCGTAGTATCCTCTACGACATTGTTGATGGAAACTGCTTGAGCTCTTGCGTCTGTATAGTAAAGATTTGTCGAACCTTCAGATAAATCATCTGTGTCCTTAGAACTCAAGTTTAGGTTTGCACCTGTCTGTAGATTCACTCGTGCGTCTGCTCGTGCGTTAGTGAAGTAAAGGTTAGAACCCTCTGTCAAGTCGCCAGTATCGAATGCAGTCAGATTGCTTGTATTGACAAATGCAGCCCAACCCATAAGTCCATGTGCAGAACATTGATAGTGAAGAATAGAAGGAGTCGAGTGTGATACAACAATCTCTGTGTAAGCACCAGAAGAACCAGCCGTACCGTTAGTTGTCACGCCTGTTGTATAAGCAGTATTCTTGTTTTCATCTAAATAGAATCTAAACGGATGTCCAGAGTTACTTGAGTCGCTCTGATCGAAGCGATAGGTGATGCCAGGAATAAGTCTTAGGAATGGTGAGAATGTACCATTGATTTTATACTTGTTACTAGAACCACTACCATGATGAACATGAGCAGAAGTAGAGGATGCAACAGTTACATAAAATGTTTTGGTGGAAGGTTCAAAATCAGTCGTATAGTGACTACCGACAGTAACAATATTGTTACTACCGTCACGCATGAACATCTTACCGTCATAGGTGTTGACAGCAAATTCGCCCTCTGCTAGATCCGAAGTAGTTGGGATACTAGAATGGGTATGCGACCTTTTTAGTTTTATATCCACAGCCATGAGGCAACTCCTACATGACTACTTAGAATGTGCCGCCGTCAATACTCGTTGCAAAAGATAGTGTATCCGAAGATGCTGTATAGAATAGAACTCCATCATCTACCCCACCACCGTCAAGTGCAGACAAAGTATTGGCAGAGTTTGCCACAAGTACAGAACCTTTCGCAATAGCGGTTAGTCCAGTACCACCATAAGCAACACCGATTTCTGTACCGTTCCATGTACCAGTAGAAATCGTTCCAAGTGTCGTAATAGATGATTGTCCAACATATGTGGACGCAATTGTAAGTGCGTTTGCGCTTACTGTAATCTTATCTGCTGTTCCAACAACGTCAATGGTGTTACCATTTTTTGTCAAACCAGCACCAGCGGCAATCTGCCCTGCACCAGAGAACTGTTCAAAGGTGATGTTTGTTGTACCAACTGTTGGTGTACCGTTGTGGGATGCAACGTAACCGTTGTCTGCGTTTGCAGTACCCTCTTCAACAAATGTGAATGCACCACCTGTTAGTTCATCTGCTTCATCACCGTCTGGTGTTCTTGTAAGAACAAAGGCTGCAGAACCAGAACCTACTGTAGTAACTCTATAGAAACCGTTCTCTACTTGACTTGTTTGGTCTTTGACAAGAACTCTATCGTTGACAGAAAGTGAAACACCGTCAATTGAGATTGCACCGTTTGAAGATGCAGTGATTGTTCCGTTACCATTGTTGTAAGAACCAGCAAGGTTTGCTGTGGTTGCAACACGAACTGACTTCTTGACATCAAGTCCATTTGCAACTGCATCAACGTATGACTTGTTTACAAGAGAGTCGTTACCGAAACCTGCTCTTGATTCGTAACCAGAAGGAACTGTTACTGAACCTGTTCCATTTGGCTCAAGTACCAAGTTGCCATTTGAATTAGTTGTTGAAATTGTATTTGCATCAAGTGTGATATTGTCTACATCTACTGAAGTCAATCCATTCAAGTCTGTGATTGTACCACCAAGTGATGTGTCATCAGAACCGATTGTAATTCCATCATTAGCAAGTTTTGCATTTGATACAGAACCATTTACCAACTGTGATGCGTTGATTGTTTTGTTCGTTAGTGTCTGTGAACCTGTTAGGGTTGCAACAGTAGAATCAATTGCATATGTGATTTCGTTGTTTGCAACAGTTGTGTCTATACCTGTTCCACCAGTAAATGTAAGTGTCTCACTGGTATTAAATGTGTCATTAGAACCACTATCAGCTGCAAGTGTGAATGAACTTGAAATTGTTCCAAATGAGAGTGTACCAGAACCATTTGTTTTCAAGAACTGATCGGCAGAACCATCTGCACTAGGTAAAGTAAATTCTACGTTACCAGAAAGTGCGTTTGGTGATTTCAGTTGAACATGATGAGTACCATTGTTAGTTCCCTCTTTTAGTTTTAGAGTACCGCCAGTTGTTGCATTGTTACCGATAATAAAATCGTCAATTGCAGAATTTGAATCTACAAGAACTGCTGAACTTGCAGTCAGTGTTCCGTCTGTGTGGTCTAGTTTGTCATTGAATGACTTACCACCAATAACTTTTACTGTAGAACCGTCACCGATATAAAATTTCTCGTTGCCGTGGGTATAGGCGAGTTCACCATCGGCTAGACTGCCAGGAGCGGTACTACCAGTAGACCTTTTGATTTGTAATGTTAGTGCCATTTTACTTTCTTCCTATTTGTTAAAAACTTCCACCACTCAAAACGAGATTGCCAGTGGTTGTATCAAGTTCGTTTCTGGCTGTCCACTTGCCAGTTGACGATCTATACTGCAACAGAGAACCATCTTGCACAGGGAAAGATGTTGTATCAACATCTGATAATGCAGATAGTTGGATTGATGCGGCAGATGCTTGCGCTCCAGTATCACCCTTTGGGCCTTGTACTGTTACACGAGTTACTTGAGGTTGGTTTCCTTGAGATACCGAACCCACTACCGTTCTTGCTGTATTTACTGTTGCTGTGATTGCCATAGTACTACCTTGATACGCTTGGGTTTACAGTTGCAATACCTTCAACCACTCTTGTCTTTGTACCAGACGAATCTGTTATGACTAAATCATAAACATATCGTCCAGATTCAAGAGTAGCGGTTTGCGTGTCTGTTAGTGAAATTGTGATTTGACCTGTAGTTCGATCTGATGCGAATGTAGAGGTGAACGTAGTTGCACTTGTAGATTGATACGTCTTGCGAATCATGGCAAGTGCAGTGTAACTTGTCAAATCAAGAGCAGAACCATTACTATCGTTGATTGTCACAGTGGTTGTGAAATCAGCGTCTTGGTCTATGAATAAATTAGAAATTGTTGCCATCGAACACAGTCTCCTTCTTCATCTATTTATAAGGATTGTGTGTTCGATGTATTAGAAATTACTTGGATTATCTACCTTCAGCGTACTTATACGAATCTTCGGCAAACGCCATAAACATATAATTGTGGCCACTAGTGTTATAAACATCACCTGTTCTCAATAATCTAAATCCATTTCCATAGAAATCAAGAGTTTGGTTAGCACCACTTCCTTCACCGCCGACAGCTTGAGCTTCTAATTCTGCACCATCTAGAATAGGGTTCTTTTGAACATTAGTTGCACCTGCTCCATCAGACCTTCTATTATCGTACATTACCCATCTATTGACACTTGAAAGAGTTTTTATGATAACAAAGGCGGGCTTGAACCCACAATAGACAAAAGGCCCATTACTTGACTGGCCAGTGCCTACATAAGTTCCAATTTTACTGAAGCCAGGAACGGAATGCCAGCAATATGCAACATATTCATCACCATTAGAACCAACTTCATTATCTGTTGTACTGGCACCGATACTGAAAACAGTATTTGTTGGTCTGGTGGAGTTCCATCTTTGATTTACAGGAGAGGACGCAGTACTAGTGGCATTTATTCTTAGATGTTCTGTTGCGGCAATTTCACTACTATAAACACACCAGTTTTCAGCGTCTGTTCTGTTTTTAATCCATATCATTTCTGGAGCTGAGTTCAATCCATGTGCAATTGTTTTTGCTCCATTACCCTCGCCAGTATATGTTACAACACTGAATCCAGACTTGGTATTCGCAGTGATTTTATCTGCGGCAAGTGTTCCAGCAAGTGCATCTGTTTTATTTGCACCGTCAATTTTTACTGAACCAGCAGTTGGAACTGCACCTACACCAGCAGAGTTTGTTGCAGTTGGAGCGCCACCTGCCTTGAAACACCAACCGGCAACCTTATTACCATTTTCGTTTACAACACCAGATGTACCAAGTGTAAATCCATCTGAATCAAAACTTGTAACTTCATCTCTGACTAAATCTTCTGGTGGTGGTGAACCATTTGTACTAAGTCTCTGTGTTACTCCTCGTGCAGTATCAAACAACGCATGAGATGACATAGTTCCACTACCACCACGCTCTTTCAGCCAAATAAAGTCTGGTTGAAAACCCACACCAGTAATAGATTGAATAGAGCCTGTGCCGTTATATTGCACACAAGCAAAGTTCTTTTCTGGTTGATTGCCTTGGGCAGTGTTCAAAGGTGACTCTGAAAGGTTTTTGGAACAAAGCGCCAGATGTCCTGTTGGGGGCGCATAGAAAAATTTGCCTGGGCCAGTGGAAGGGGATGCATCAGCACCACCAGTTTTGTAACCAGCGAAAGTCATGTCCTGTCCAAAGTTTACAACTTCTTCTTCAGAGGTTGTTCCTTTGACAAAAGGAATATAATCGTTTGAATCAATTCCTGTCGTAGTTGACTGTAATGTACCGTTTTTATACCATTTAATTGTACCGGCATCTAAATCAAATGCACAACCAATAACATCACCAGTAGTATAAGTTGCACCAGAACCATCATTAGTTCCACTGGCAGCAGAAATAGCGCCTGTCATCCGATAACCATGATAGTGTTGTCCAGAAGAGTTTATATCTCCCTGTGTTCCAATACCAATATTAATATTACTGCTTGCTGCCTTTATCCAAACTTCAAAGTACCACTTACCACTACTGACTTCATGTGTTCCAATACCAAATGTTTGGTTTCCACTAGCGTTAGGATGAGACAGTCTTGTATTTCCATCATAGTATGATATAGGCTGAGTTGCAACATCTCTTCTAATCGCCAGTGAATTAAAGGCACACATATTGATTGTTGGGGAGTCTAATTTTTTATGGTTTTCTTGAATTCCACCAAGTACATAATCATTATTATTTCCAGAGGTATCATTACCCAAATCACTAGCATCAGCGAACTCTAATCTTACACTACTGCCAGGGTATGTTCCGGCGTATGCGATAGGTGTCCATACACCATTGTATTCTGTTGCGAAATCTGTTGGCGATTTTGCCAGTCCATCAATAAAGTGATAGTCTGCCATGTAACCATCGTAATAATAACCACCATTGCCACTGCTATAATAACGTCCGATATGAGTTGCATTTGTAGTTGTTTGAAGTGCAACACCAGTGGAGGCGTTATAAATTTGATTTCCATTTATCCAAACGGTTACTGTACCAGCATTATTTTGAAACACAACGTGCATCCATGTTCCAACATCCCTCAACATTCTAGATGCAGAAAGTTGAGAACCGTTGTAATAGTAAAATTTTGAATCTGTCAGGCCAGTCCAAAAACCAAAGCCTCTGTTACCATTACTCCAAAGATACTCATAGTCATCAAACCTTCCAGATCTTTTTACCCACATTGAAACTGTATATGTTGTCGATGCAGTGGCGGTTGTTCCTACCACGGCAGAAGCAGAACCATCAAATACCAAACTTTGATTGATTTGTGTAACATAAACTGGACGTAGAACTGCTAAACTAAATGCACGAGAGTTTGTTTGTCCTTCATCATCAGTTGCAGTCACAGTAAAATTCGATGTAGTTGTGGAAGATACAGATGTTGGTGTTCCTGTGATCTGTCCATTTGCACTTCCCAAAGAAAGTCCAGCTGGAAGAGCATTCTGAGTAATTGAATATGCAAGTGTTCCACCGTCTGGCTCTGCCGCAACAATAGTAATCGTTGACATCGCAACATCAGATTCGATAGTTCCTAAAGAACCAGCTGCAGTTGTAAAGGCAGGCAAACCATTGACTGAAATACCATTAGTTAGAGTTGCGGCAAGTCCATTTGAGTTTGTAAACGTAACATCATGGTCACCAGCAGTTTTTACTGGTGTTGTGAATCTTACCGTAGTTGTATTAACAAATGTTGTTGATGCCGCTGCTGTTCCACCAACATCAATAGTAAATCCATCCTTAAAGTTTGAACCTGTAAGAGTAATTATTTCTCCACCAGCAGGATCGGTTGCAGTGTTAGAACCACTATAGGATAGTGAACTAATAATTGGTGGACTGTCGATTGCAGCCCAGTTGTTTGTGTTTGTGTTCCACTGTTCTAGAGTACCTAGTGTGGTATTGAACCTCATGTAACCAGCGGCAGGGTTAGATGGACGCTGTGCAGTAGTGCCGTGAGGTACACGAACATACTGTCCGTCAAGATCTACATTTTCTTTACTTTGATTGTCTAGAACAATTTTTGAAATTGGCATCTATCGTTTCCTGTTTCTCTTTATTTATTCTGGTTCTGCAACGGTTGTTCGTCCAGCCGCAACTTCTTCCATTACATAATCCCACTTTTCAGAATCTTTACGAATAAAAGATATTTCTGTTTCTCCATCAGAATTTACTACACTCCAAGTAATTCCAACTTTTTGCGTTGAATCCTCTTCATCATAGACATATGTTGCATTGTCTGGAATTGTAAAATCTAATTTCATTACATCATCAGTCATTTATCTCTCCATTTTATAGTTCTGCGTCTGCGTGTACTTGGTATACATAGTGGCCAGGGTCAGCTGAATCATAGGTTTGAATACGAACAGCATTTCCATAAGTCATTTGAAAACTAGCACTACCACCACTTTGAGTAATCGTATAGTCTGGGGTTCTATGCATTGGGGCCGGCAGTTCATACTGACCAAATGTTGCACTATTATTGTAATTCCAATTTGCACTATACATTCTATTTTTACCTGTAGTTCCTGTTAGTCTAGTATTATATTGGTGATTATAGTAAAATCTTTGACAACGTGATAGTTGGTCATAAAAAGGAATGAATTCAAAATCTGTTGCAACAGTGCCTACTTCCATCTGCATTCCAGTGATACGAAAACTTGCACCAGCTGTTCCTGCCATTTCAATATTACCACTTTCTAAAATATATCCAACAGCAGTACTATCTGTTTGCCAAGTATCATCTACTTTGGCATCACTTACAGGGTCAAAATATGTCGAACCAGCTGCAGAATGGTCTAACCATTGCCACAACACAAGTCCATAGTCACCAGATGACGTATCTCTCTGATTAAATTTTTTCAACACATAAGAAGTATTAGTAAGTCCAGAAAAGGTGACAGTTTTATACTCCCATGTATCAGCAGCATTGATTGTGTAATATCTCATGTTATTGATATTAACTGCTGGTGAATTATCAAAAATTGAGGCAGAACCATAAAGTCCAATATGAACTTTTCCTGTCTGATTACTCTTTACCCAAAAGGATACAGTAACACTTTTTGCATCAGCAGTACCATACAAAAGATGTTGAAGGTCTTCTTGTGGAATTCTTTGTTCAAATAAAACATATCTATCAGTAGTTGAAGAACGAATATTATCAGTTGCATTATTTACAATTTTGTAAGAAAATGGAAACCCTTGTCCACTAGGAACATCTACTGAACGTGAAATTTGAAATGTTGCAGTTGAAGAATTACTTCTCAATACAAATCTGTCAGCGCCTGGTACATATGTTGGATATGTTGTTGTACTATTATTGTAAGTGCTACTAGAAACCGTGTCAGCAGTGGGTGCGTTTCTTCCACTAGAGGACAATCTTTGCCATACAGACATATCTCCGTTATATAGAAGATTTCTACCACGTTCTGTGTTTGAAGTACCTCTGTTATTTACTGTAATCAATGCCATTATGGTTTCTCCGGCCAAACAACATCATTCAATGATGTGTAATCATCTGTTATATCTCTAAGTGCCTGTCTGTATGTTTTCAATGCAGCAGGAATGTTTGTTCCCAACTCTTTATGTTTGGTGATTTCCCAATCTGTTTCTGCGAGTCTCTTGTTTCTTTCTGCACGAAGGTCTTCCGTTCTCCACGCAGCATCAGATGCTCTTCTTGCATCAAACGCTGTTTGTTCTTCAGAAGTTAAATCAACTAAACCCTGTCCTTCAATATATACTTGATCTGGCATTACTTCTTAACTCCATAAATTCTCAATTTAACTGTATTTACATTTCCAGCAGTAAAGGCAATACGGATTGCAGTAACTTGTTTTCCACTATTTTCAAAATCATTTGAGGTTGCGAATGAAGCAAGATTGTTACTAGTTGAACCAGAAAGAAAACCTGTCATCAAAGGTTGACCATCTGTTCCAAAATTTACGCAATGAATAGTTCCACGCCATTCTTTGTTTGGATAGTTTGTTGTCATCCATTCCATATTATCTGTGTTGTTGGCATTTCTGGTGGTGCCATTTCCAAGATTGATATTGTCAACATTATATGGAGTACTGACACCATCATCCAAAACTCCATTCAACTTAAATTTAACATCTAGGTTTTCACTGGTAGATGAAGAAGAACCTGTAATCTGTTCAATCTGAAGAATAAATTCAGAGTAATCATCATAGTCCATCGACCACTCATAAGTTGATGCAGATGGAGATGCATCAATTGTTGCAAGATGGACAAGTGCAGATGCGTTCTTGTTTAGTGTGACTGTATTAGAACTCAAGTCTAGTGTTGAAGCCATCTTTGCAACGGTAACTGCGTTTGCATTAATCTTTGCAGTCTCTACTGCACTGTTCGCCAGTTGATTTGTATTTACACTTCCATCACTTGGTGTTCCAATATTCAGAACATCACCATATGCCATGATGAAGTCGATACTGTCAGAACTTGATAGAGTGCCACTTGAAGGCACAAATGTAATCTGTGAACCAGATACAGTGAATGAATCCTGTGGAGCCTGAATAACACCATTGAGCGAAACCATTAGATGGTTCGCACTTGCAGGCGAGTACGCACCACCATTCAACAACAAGTTATATGTATTTGTTGATGATGTTGTGATAGCATCCAACTTGTGGAATGCCCCTGAGATTGGTTCTTGTCCTATGAATGGCATTATTTACTTTCCTCTATCACTATATTTAGTCTGCATCTGCAATTGTTAAGGTGCCTGCTTCCACTTGACGCATAATTTCTTTATAGTGGCGATTACCTTCTGATACTGGTACAAAAGATTGGACACCATCTATAATTGCCTTTATAGATAAATTATTACCATCAAAATCTGTCATATATTGTGCTTCTGTAATAGTCATATTATTTCCTATAATTCTGCGTCTGCTGTAACATTGGCAAGCCATACATTACTACTACCAGCAGATGTATAGTAAAGAGACATACCATCAGGGCCCTGATAGGAACTGGCAGCAGTTCCTGCTCCAACACCTGTCGAACCTATACCGATTTGTGGGGCATCACGCATTTGCACAGGCCACTCTACTTGATACATTACATGAGAAGAGTTCGCACCGAAATTTTGACCAAATATATATTTGGTGCCAGAGACACTGCTGGCCGTGTCAAAGGCTCCCACATAATAGCGTTGACAATTCCTAAGCTCTTCACTATATAAACGGTGTTCAAAATCTGTTGCAGTATCGCCAACCTCAAATTGAACGCCTGTAAGATATGCAGTTCCACCAGTTACTTGAAAATTAAGAGTTGCATCACTATGTTTCTGTCCATAATTGTTCTGTCTAAACCATGCATCTTGAGTTGGTGCAGCTGCCTGATTACTTCCAAAAAACCAATACATTTGAATTGCACTTTCACTAACATTCCTTCTCCACCCATCAGTTGCATTGGCAGGAATTAAGTGAGTTTTCTTCTCCCAAGTATTTGCCTGATTAATAGTGAACTTTGTATAAAATTGACCATCTGCCACACTGTTTACTTGATTACTATCATTTAGTCTTAGTTGAAGAGTTCCAGTTCCAGCAACAGAAGATTTTATCCAATAAGTAAGTGTTGCTTGTTTTGCAGCAGCAGTTCCCCACCCCAAAGGGTTTGCATTGTATGTTTCAATATGTTGATAGAATAATGCTGTACAATCTGTACCAGATGGTGTTCTACTACTTGAAGCAACAACTGCTTTCAGACTATATGGGAATGTCTCAGTGGAAGGAACATCTGTACTTTGAGAAAAGGTAGTGGTTAATGTGCCACTGCCTTCATCTTGGTCTGTTAATGCACCCCATCTATCAGCAGTATGATATTGTCCGCTTGAATGACCTAATGCACTTGATGTTGTGCCACGTTGCCAGACTTCCATGGCGCCGTTAATAATAAGATTCCTACGACCAAGATTTGATGTAACCTGTCCACCAATTCCTTGAATTTTACTAAGTGCCATTTCTGTTTCCTATTTCTCTAT